ATCCGCACGGACCATCCATATAATTGGTTGAGGCTCTTGCTGAAACGCCATTTCAATGATGCCGCCGAGAGTAATATCATCAGCCAGCATGGTCATATCTGGCGCGCGGAAGCCATCATCTTCAAACACATACGCAAGTTCACGGACTTTTTGCTTTGACCGCTGGACAAACAATACCGCCTTGCCTGCCCTGACCGGCATCTGGTTAGCCGATCCATAGGTTGTTGGTCGCCGCGCTTGAGGCGGGTTTTGAGCAGAAATAGCATCTGTCTGTTGGTCAGAGCGGATAACCCACTCGCCGCCGACAGTTCCCGCCACAAGGCCTTTCTCATCATCGATAATCCAGCGGATGGCATTGACGTTGTTTGCGCTCAAGGTGAACGCCACGCCTTTGTCGGCCGTAACAGTCCCGTCTGGATCAGAAGGCTCAAAGCTTTCATAATTACCGATGACAGACCCATCAAGCCGTTGGGGCGTATCCGCCCCGCCGCCAAAATACAATCTGTCTTCAAAGAATGTGACGCACTCAGGGTAACCTGTAGTGTCAGACCAAATACCCAAGCGCCAATCGGCCGTAGCCGTACCGGCGCTTGGGTTCTGCCCTTGGATGGTGGCAGTCACTTGGGTCGTACTGGTAAATCCTGTGATCTCCAGCCACGTCCATTCGTTGGCGGGGTCAAGCCAACGAATTAATCGGCCCACATCTGTGGACTTAAAACCTTCGTCGTTGTTAATGCCGGTCGCCGCGGATGCTGTCACGGTAACACTGCCGGATGTACCACTAAGGGTCAGCGTAGTCGTCGTTAGGTTGACTGCGGCATAGGGCCCATCTTGGAAATCAAGTGTGTCGATAGACCAATTAATATTGCTGGTACGAGTTATTTTCCGCGGCGCGTAATCTGGATGCGTGATGTATAGAACATCCGCCGACTGCGCCCATTTTAATTCAAATATATCGGCTTCCAGATAGGGCGTTGTGACAGAAACAGGCGTCTCGGCCTCAAACTCCGCTGAAAACTCGTCTGCAAAGGCACCTGTGGCAATGATGGCATTGTTTCGGTAAATTCTAAAATATTGATCGCCAACCTCAAGGATGTACGATTCAAGTGTACTGAACTCAAACTCCAGCAACCGAGTAGCTTTGCTGCTGTCCTTGACTTCATTGACAAACCGGCTGCCCGGGCGGCGTTGAAGACCCCCTTGGATCACAGGAATGAAATTGGTTAACTCCGCAACACCGTTTTTATATTGATCGATATCCGCGCGAGACTGAACGAGGGCAGATAGCTGCCCTGCGTTGAAGTTGTTTTGCATGTAATGCGCTTTGGGCATTCGGATTAATCTCCAGAACGGCCGTGGTTACGCACTGTCACCCATGTATCCGCGGGCGGCTCAAGAGCCACCCGCTCAATTGCATTAACCCGCTTGGCGTGTTTGATCTCCTCTTGGTATTGAAGAATGTACACTTCCATTTGCGTCGAGGTTGGCTGGCGAAGCCGCTCTGCCAGTTCAAGCGCGATCTTTGCCGACAAGGCTTCAAAGAACAGCGGATCGAAATTATTAACGTCGGTTTCGCGCTTAACGTAAACGATGTTTAGCGGGGCATCGTCGTCGGTCAAAATCTGACCATCTTCAATCTGCCAATCAGTGACATCATTGAGGGGGTGTAGACGCAAAAAATCCGCGGGGAGCGGAAACGCATTGTTGTAGCCGAAAGGCGGCGCTGTTGAAGACGCCGCTAATTGCGCGCGCGCGCGGGCAAAACTCCATACGTGTTTGCGAAGCTCTGCGTCCCTCGCATATTCGTATACCCTATTGCATTCCCGCGCGCGATTGCTGTCGTCAGTCAGACTAGTAATACTGGCTTCGCCAAGTCGTTGGAGCGCGCGGTTGCACAAGTCAACCGCGGAAGCCATTATTTACCACTCATGTCTTCGATGACGCGCATCTTGATCCGGTCGATAAGGTTGATCAGATCGCCTTTGGATACAGTATCATCCCAAGCGAGACGAACCGCGCCTGTGGTCGTAGCAGATCCGGTAATCGTGAAGTCTTGCTTCGATTCCGTGACCGCTGCATCGATGTGAAATTTAGCCATTTGGCGCTCCTGCTTTGAAAGAGAAGATGGGGGCCGAAGCCCCCACCTTATTAGTCGGCAACGTAGGCGATGTAGCCAACAGCGTCGTTGCCGTCAGCGATCGCAACGTCCTGAGAGGTGAGCCGGATGGTAACACCCGATTGGCTCTCAAAGACCTTCGTGTTGCCCGTAGCCGTCAGAGCAGAACCGAGGGAAATAGAGCCCGCGGTGTCAACGCTGACGCCATCGTCGATACCGTCTGGATCAGCGGCAACTGCCGTGCCGCCGAAGTCGGTGTAGGCATCCCAACCGCAGTCGAGGGTTGCCGAAGCGGTCGTCCAGTTGACGTACACGTTCGACATCGCACCAAGGATGCGAACCCGACCAGCAGGGAGTTTCACAACCGCTACCGAAGACGTAGCGTCTCCCGCACCGGATTGATCGTGGGTGAAGTACGCGATGGCGACTTGACCGCCCAAGACAGTCTTGTCTTGGATAGTCGGCGGGGTTGCCGTTTGGTTCGTGTACTCAGTTGCTTCTTGCGTAGTTACAGCCATTTGTCAGCGCTCCTATTAGCTTTCGGTGCAAAGGATTTCGACGACTTTCGGCTCTTGGGTGCGAGCAGCCCCCATGGTGCCGCGCATGAAGACTTGCGTGAGGTACTCTTTGTCAGCACGCTCACCGATGCGAGTCTCAAGACGGTTCCAGAAGCCCAGAACGATACCGCTCTGCGCCCAAGCGAAACAGCGACGGTCGTTAGAACCGTCAACGCCGAGTTCTTCAGTGTGATGGAAACGGAACCCAAGAAAATCTGATACATCCCCTTGGACAAGCGCTTTTACGGTGTTGAAATCCGAACTCGTAACTTCGGTTTGCTCCAACAGATCCGTGTACTGCTTGGCCGTCATGGCGATGTGCATCGGCTCACTCATGTCAACATGAGCAGCTTTCAGCTTTTCGCGGGCGGTACGCAACTTCGCAACCGTCATGCCAGCGGAGCCAGAGGCGATTTGCTGGTTTGACGTATCAAAAGCTGTGTTGGTGCCACCATTTTCGCCGGTCTTGGCGGTGCCAAGGGCAGCGTCGATGATGACGTTGGTGGTTTTCCGAGCCCATGCAGCACGCATAGCTTCCGCATACGGGGAAACCGGCGAGTTCAGCATACGAAGCTCGTCTTCTTTGTCTACCGGCAGCGCCAGCGTGTAATCGGTCGGGAAGACCCAACGCTGTTTATGCTCGATTTCCGAAAACAGGGTATCGGAATTTCGAGCCGCTTTGGTCTGGAATTCGACTTCGCCGAATTGCTTGACGACCTGAGCGGCTTCGCCTTGGTAGGATTGGACGACAACACCCGCCTCAAGCGGCGAGGATTTCTCTTGCAACAAGAGTTCGACGTTAGTCGTAAAACTCTCGTTAAAATGCGAGGGGATTTCAAAAGCCATAACGGCCCTCCATCAAGTTGAACAATACACCAATTGCAGTCGGGGTTTGTCCATCTTGCTAAGAGGGCCGCGATGGGTTTATCTCTTAGTCTGGCGATGGGGCCACTTTCTTGCGGCCCCTATTCTGCCGTTTTGCAGGTTCAGAGTCAACAGGTGGTAAAACGTATGCCTCGAAAGCCTTTGCTTTCTCAATAACGATGCTGGGGTCCGTCAAGCCGACCTTAGCCGCGGCGGGCACCAAAATCTTGAGAATCTCGATTCGTACTTCATCCGCTTGCATGAGCCATCTCCTGTAATGCATTGATCTGCTGGATGTGCGACTTGCTGCCCGACAGATACTTTTTCTTGAACTCTGGGTCCATCATCAGATCGTTGATTTTCTGATTGGCCTGTGCCGGTGACATGACGTTAAACCCGCCGTTGCGATCCTCAGAGGTTTCAAATGAATCCTCAGAAAGAGCGGCACCGACCTTATGCATAAACTTAAGCGTTTCATGAAGCCCGACAGCGCTTTCCATGGCATCCAGAATTTCTTCCGACGCGCCAAACTGTCGCGCCGCAGCACGGGCGACCTTGATATTCTGGTCATATGCAGCGCCCCATTCCTTTTTGAGCGATTGCATTTCCTGCTGCCGTTGGGTATCCGTTGCTTCACTGGCCTGCGTCTGTACTTCAGACATCAGGTTCGTGTCCCATTCAGCCAGCTTCTGCACTTGGGTTTTAGTCAACCCGAGTTCATGCGCGAGGTTCTTAAACGAGTTGACCCGATCTTGGCTCAGGGGAACCTCTGGGGGAACATTGATTTCGTATTGATCGGCCGTCTCAGGCGCACCAAGCTTGGTATAAACGTCGCGCCATTCTTCCGGCGATGCTTCTTCCCCCGGCAAAGTCACCAAACGATCCGCAGGAACGCCTTTAAGCCGTTCCAGATCCCGATAACTCTTAAGAGCCTTGTCGGGGGTATCCCACGCCCGGGCTTCCGCCAACGCACGATCATCATTACCTAAAGTATCAAGCCAAGACGATTCGGCTTGTTGTTGTTGTTGCTCATCACCGCCTTCCGCGGCCGCTGCTTCGTCACTCATCACTCACCATCCAATCCGTGAAAGCGCCACAATGATTTTTGATCTAGCTGCAAATGGCGCTGTATTCGCAACCAGACCTCTCTGCGGCCCTCAAGAAGAGCCGAAGTCCTGTCGTTATCCGTAAACGTCGATTCATTGGCGCGACAAAATAAGGCAAGATCGTGTAGGACGTTTTGCCCTACCGGATTGTCAAATGTCGTTCTGTAATCTTGCGCGCGCTTGGTTAGTTTGTCTCTGGCTTTATCCTGCGACATTCGGCCCCACTGCCTTGATCAACTGTGCCGCCGCTGGCGCTGCCTCAATCATCTGAGCCTGCTGTGCCTGCTGATTGCGGCCTTCACGTTCCGACATAACTTGATCCATCGATTTACGCCATGCCGCGGGCACCCCGTTGATCTCCATAACTTGCGGCATTGCCGTGTCGATGTCGATCCAATCAAAGGCACCCGGATCTTGCGTGACGTTTGCGTAGGTTGCGGCAAATTCGATGGTGCGGAACAGCCCTGCGGCCTCTTCCGCACGCTGCGCCCGCGACAACGGGCTTTCATATTCGATCTCAAACTCACCTTCCGCTTCCAGCATCGCTTCCGGCATATCCGGCAGCAAGCCCTGCTTGGACAGTAGGTCAAGCTCTCGTTCGATCATAGGCCCAAGCATTTCCGACTGCTGTCGGCCCATTGTTGGAGCCAAGAGCGAACCTTTCTCTTTGGCAAGCTCCAATACTTCCGTCGCAGTAGGCGGCGTCTGACCTCGTCGGTCGATGAGAATTTGGAAAATAGATACGAGGAAAACGTCATTGATCACCGCCTTTTCCGCTTCCATCATCTCCATACCCAAGATGGGATTGCCGACCGGCAGGGTTTGGACGAGAGGACGACCTTCGGCCGACACACCGCCTGCGTTCAACGCCCCGGGTTTTAGAGAGAAGCTATCCAGAACACCGTCGTCATGGGCGAGAAGAATAGGGTCAACAGAGCGGTGACCCTGTTTTAGGACGGTCTTCTTCTGCTCATTCAGCGTGTTGATAGAGGGGAGAGCAGTCATGGCTGGGGATCGGCCATACTTCTCACCCGGGGCGATCACATACCGGCTAATGGCGTACGGAAATACGGCATATCCGCCTTCCGACAGCAGCACCTTTCGGTCTTCAAGAACATAATATGAAGCAAACTCCATACCCTTGCCGTCCATACGCTCAGGATCGCGGTTCTCACGCGGTTTAACGAGGTGCAGGACGGTTAGTTTTTCATCCATCTTACCTTTGACGTAGCGTTCAGTTTCGCTGTCCAGCGGCTCAAAACGGCCCGCATCGACACGCTGCAAGAGTTGTCGGCCGGTCATGGTTAGCCGCCGCATGGCGGTGTCGATGATCCCTTGAAAATTAGTGTCGAAATACACCTCTGACAGGTGAACCGACTGATACCGAAGGCCCGCGTTATTATGGCCGTCTATGAACGTCACACCACTGCCAAACGCGCCCAGTGACATATACCCTTCAAAGCACTGCGATTGGAAGTTCGCGCTGGACCGCTTGCGCTCTTCCCATAAGATGCGGTTGACGACATCCATATAAACTTGAACGTCCCGTTCGCGCGCGAGATCAGTGTTACTTGGCTTAAGCCGGTGCCAAATTTGATGCATCGGGGTCAGCATCGATTCCATGACCGCGGCGAACCGCTCCAGCGCGATCGCCCCCGATGCATCCACCATACGCTCATTCCGGCGGTCACCTTGCGTAAGGTTGCGGCCGTAAGTCAGAAACGTCTCAGACTGCCGCGGCAAAATGCGCTCTGCAATCTCTTCCCAGTAATTCTCCCAGTTGGCCCGCTCGTTGACCATACGAGAGTACATTTCGCAGATTTTTTCGGGATACATGCTCATTTGATATATGCCATTGTGTGCATCGCCATATCCACAACGGTCACACTTGCCGTGGATGTCTCGTTGGTGACATGGATTTCAAGATAGTCATTCGTGGACATCACCGCATGACAGTGGAGTGTTACGCTTGCCGTGTTGCCTGTCGAACTCAGAAACTGCGTCACTAGGCTATCATCAATAACTGCGCCGGATGCACCGCTGGCGTCATAATGGTACGCCTTGAACGCAATATTTTGGTTGTTCGATCCAACTTGGAACGAGATGGCACAGCTTACCATCACAAGACGATCTGGCGCACCTGTATAGCGGAGCCGGTTCGTCGTGCTGCTGTCATCATCGAACAGATACTCATCACCAGAAAGGGCCGTGGTGCCTGCAATTTTGTAATATGTCCCTGCGACCGAGATCGTAGTCGCAGTGGCGTTCGCCTGCATCGCGCTTTCCCCGAACCCGGGGCGCATGGACACGATCAGATCGCGTACATCCTGAGCGGTGATAGATCCTGCGGCCTGACCATCTTGGAAAATGTTAGTCAGCAGATCGGTTTCTGTGCGGAGTGTGTCAACCATAATTTACTCCCTAAATCCTTTACGCGCCCGACCAGCTTCGTCGTCCATAATTTTATGGATTTGCTTGGATCGTTTGTTTAACTCAGATCCGCTGTCGTACATCGGCCATTTACCAGAAATGACATCGTCCCTCCAGTAATTATACGCTTCCATTTCCGACATGATCGTGCCGGTGTCGCGATTATACCCCGGAATGGCTACAAATTTACCGGCGTTAGGATCTCCTTTCGGGATTTTAACGCCGGTTGAATAGACAGTCACCGGCCGACCATCCTTGTCCTTACCTACCCGCTTGGTATCCATCGTGACCCGATGATACTTCACAATATT